TGCGACCCAGGACGCCGTGGTGCTGGCAGGTCGCGCTGGCGGAACTAACTCGTATGCCGTCACGCTGACCCCGACCACGCTCTCTGCAAGCCGCACGGTCACGCTGCCCGATGCGGCAACGTCAATCCCGGTGTTTAGCCAAGTCATCACGTTCAGCGGCCCCTCGGCTGCCCGCACGGTCACGCTGCCCGATGAAAACTTTACGGTCGGTTTCCGCAATGTCCCGCAGTCGGGTTCAGCCAAGACGACTTCTTACTCGCTGGCAACCGGCGATGTCGGCAAGTTCATCGAGGTCGGTGCGTCCGGTTCCATCACGATCCCCGATGCGACGTTCGCCGCTGGCGATGTGGTGTCAATCTTCAACAACACCTCCGGCAACGTGACGATTACCTGCACGATTACGACGGCGTATATCGCGGGTACGGATGCGGATAAGGCTACGGTGACTCTGGCAACTCGAGGTGTGGCGACGATACTGTTCCTCTCTGGCACGGTCTGCGTTATCAACGGCAACGTGAGTTAAGCCATGAGCGGCATTATGAGTTTGCTGCTCGCCGTGAAGGTTGGCGGCGGAGCATTCACCGAATACAAAATCTTCACCGCATCCGGTAACTGGACTGCGCCCACGGGCGTGACCGAGGTGGAATACCTTGTCGTTGCGGGTGGAGGGGGTGGGGGTGTTGGCGGCTTAAATTTATATAACGGCGGCGCAGGAGGTGCTGGCGGATTCCGTACCGGCACAGGATTATCCGTTACAGCCGGAACAAATTATTCAATTACCGTTGGCGGTGGCGGGGCATCCAGCACTAATGGTTCCGATAGTGTTTTCTCTACCATAACCTCCACGGGCGGTGGTAAAGGCGGCACGGGTAGTCAAGGCGCAACCGGATCAAGTGGTGGTTCTGGCGGTGGTGGCGCATCACATGGATTGGCAAATGGAGGCGCTGGCAACACACCGTCAGTCAATCCGAGTCAAGGCAACAATGGCGGTGCCGGCACCCCCGACGCGCCGAACTATGGTTCTGGCGGCGGCGGTGGTGCTTCTGCTGTAGGTTCTGCGGGGACATCAACTGCTGGCGGTAACGGTGGCGCAGGCACCGCTTCAAGCATTTCCGGCGGCTCTGTTGCTTATGCAGGCGGCGGTGGTGGCGCTGCATCAGCAGGAACAGCGGGAACCGGCGGCTCTGGTGGTGGCGGTAATGGTGGCGTTGCCGCAGCAGGCTCTGCTGCTACAGTCAACACAGGCGGCGGTGGCGGCGGAGGATCGGGACTTGGCGCGGCTTACGCTGGCGGCACCGGCGGCTCCGGCATCGTCATCCTCAAGTACCTCGTACCCGTACAGTCTGTCGTAGCCACGTTCACCTCTACCGGCACATGGACTGCCCCGAGCGGCGTCAGCGAGGTTGAGTACCTTGTGGTGGCGGGTGGTGGTGGGGGTGGTGGTCGTTACAACGTACCGGGTACTCGCGGCGGTGCGGGCGGCGGCGGAGCGGGTGGATTCCGTACAGGCACAGGTTTGTCGGTTACTGCCGGAACCGATTACACAGTCACGGTTGGCGCTGGCGGTACTGCTGGCCCTGCCGAAACAAAAGGCGGTGACGGCAACAACTCCGTATTCAGCACCATAACGTCTGCGGGCGGCGGTGGCGGTGGCGGGAATCAAACAAGTGGTGGCAACGGCGGTTCTGGTGGTGGCGGTACTGCTGCGACCGCTCCTGATGGAGCAGCGGGAACTGGCAACACACCGTCTGTAAATCCGTCGCAGGGCAACAATGGTGGCGCTGGGGATAAAGTTACTACCTTTGGCGCAGGCGGCGGTGGCGGTGCAGGGGCTGCGGGACAAGCAGCCAATACAGTTTCAAACGCTGCGGGCAATGGTGGCAACGGTACAGCGTCATCTATTTCCGGTGGTTCGGTCACCTACGCAGGAGGCGGCGCTGGAACGAGATATTTTGGAACTGCGCCATATACCGATGGCTCTGGCGGCACAGGCGGCGGTGGCAACGCTGCAACGGCAGGCACAACAAACACCGGCGGCGGTGGTGGTGGCGCTACATACGACGCAGATAATGCAGGCGCAGGCGGCTCCGGCATCGTCATCATCAAATACAACATCGGCTCTGCCTCAATCTTCACCTTCAAGTCCACGCAGAAGTGGGTCGCACCTGCTGGCGCGGTGAGCGTTGACTATTTGGTGGTGGCCGGTGGCGGTGGGGGTGGAAATTATGTTGGCGGTGGTGGTGGAGCTGGCGGTATGCGTACCGGCACAGCCCTGTCAGTCACGGCAGGCACCGAGTACACCGTCACGGTCGGAGGTGGTGGTACAGGAGCGGCGGCATCCCCGGCGGCTCGCGCACAGGGCAGCGACGGTTCTAATTCCGTATTTAGCACTATTACCAGCACCGGCGGCGGTGGTGGTGGGTTTTACGACGGCGTTCCACCATTTACGGGTGCAGACGGTCGTAATGGCGGTTCTGGTGGTGGTAGCGCAAGAGGCGGTACTGCTGGGTCGGGCAATACCCCAAGCACAAGCCCTTCCCAAGGTAGTAATGGTGGCGGGTCAGTTAATGCAGCCCCAAATTATGGCCCCGGCGGCGGGGGCGGTGCTTCCGCTGTAGGTGCAACTGGAACGTCGTCAGCAGGCGGTAACGGCGGCAACGGAACGGCCTCATCTATCTCTGGTTCATCCGTAACTTATGCGGGCGGCGGCGGTGGTGGCAGATTTGACACTACAGGGACGTCGGGATCGGGAGGCACGGGAGGCGGCGGCGCAGGTGGGCCATCTGGCAACGGATCGGGAGTTGCCGGTACTGCAAATCTTGGCGGTGGCGGTGGTGGTGGTCAGTCTGATTCTGGTACTCACGGTGGCGGTGGCGCTGGCGGTTCCGGCATCGTAATCCTTAAGGTCAACTTCACATGAAAACCTATCAACTCATGGGCATAGATACCGCGATGCACTTGCTGCGTCCCGGTGCCAAGTGGGAAATCAGCAACCGCGAAATCACGCGCTGGGAAGACCCAAGGCCGAAACCGTCGTGGGACGAAATCATGTTCACGATTGAAAAGATCAAGGAACTTGAGGACGCGGTGCCAACGATCTTGCTGCCCGAGCAGGCCAAGGCGTTTGACGATTACGTTGCCCAGATTGAAAAGGCGGTCGCGTGAATCTGTACAGCATCTTCCCGACTGCGGTGGCTAAGTTTGAACTCGGACGGGACTACACCGCCGAGGAAACTGCCTTTGTGGACTCGCAAGAGACGCATAAGAACCAAGGCAACACGACAAGCAACGACCGCTATGTGCTGCGCCACGACACGATGGCCAACCTCAAGGCGTTCGTGGAAGCGAGCGTGGGCGAGTATCTGCGCTCCATCTACGCGCCGAAAAACGAGGTGGGCTTACGCATCACGCAGTCGTGGCTGAATTACTGCAAGCCCGGTGAGTGGCACCACAAGCACGCGCATCCGAACTCGTTTATCTCAGGCGTGTTGTACATGAAGGCTGCTCGAGAGCGCGACAAGATTTACTTCTACCGCGACGGCTACCAGCAGATCAAAGTCCCGACGAACAACTGGAACCTGCACAACTCAGAATCGTGGTGGTTTGAGGTCGGTGCAGGCGATCTAATGATTTTCCCCTCGCACTTGACGCACATGGTTGAATCCGTGCAGCAGGAGCGGGTATCGCTTTCGTTTAACACTTTTCCGGTCGGATACGTTGGTGAGGAAGAAAGTCTCACCGCTTTGCATTTGGAGAATTGATATGAGTCATTTCGCTGAATTGGATGAGAACAACGTCGTCAAGCGCGTCATTGTCGTAGCCAACAAGGATACGGCTGACGCTAACGGCAACGAGGTTGAAGCCATTGGCGTTGCCTTCTGCCAAAAGCTGCTCGGCGGCAACTGGAAGCAGACGAGCTACAACGGCAACATCCGCAAGCACTACGCCGGGATCGGCTACAAGTACGATGCCGCGCTGGATGCGTTCATCCCGCCGCAGCCGTATCCGTCATGGACGCTCGATGCCGACTGCAACTGGCAGGCTCCGGTGCCGATGCCCGCTGACGCTGGCACGGGCGAACCGCCCAAAATGTATACTTGGGACGAAGCTGCCCAGGCGTGGGTTGAACCAGAGGGCTAATTATGGCCGTTGTCAAAATCAGTGAGTTGCCCGTAGCAAGTCTGCCGCTGACCGGGGCGGAACTTGCGCCTATTGTTCAAGGCAACATCACGAAAAAAGCGACCGTTAATTCGCTTGGCCCGACCGTTAACGTCAAGGCGTATGGGGCAACAGGCGATGGCGTGACGGACGATACCGCCGCTGTTCAAGCCGCGTGTACTGCCGCCAACGGCGTGTTTTTCCCAAGCGGCACTTACAAAGTTACTAGCCCGATCACGCTAAAAAGCAACAACATGGTTTTTGGCGAAGGCGCGTCTTCGGTCATTTTGTACACCGGAACAGCGACAAGCCAAGGCGCCCTCTACGCTAACTCCGGGTCTGCCTCCACGTATGTCGAAAACTTGGTGGTGCAGAACCTCAAGATTCTGGGAACGGTCGCAACGGCAGGCTTCAGCGAGTTCATCCACCTTATTTCGTTTAGCGGTGTTCGCAACTGCCTCATCGACAACTGCGAAGTGGTCGGCTTCCGAGGCGACGGCATCTACATTGGTAGCGGTGATGTTGCGCTGCAAGAGCGCCACAACATCGACGTAACGATTAGCAACTGCTTCATCGACGGCGTTAACAACGACAACCGCAACGGCATCAGCGTTATCGACGGCAACGGCGTTGCCATTGAGAATAACTACCTTACCCGCTGCACTCGCAGCAATATGCCTGGCGCAATCGACATTGAGCCGGACGCCAACAACTATCACATCATTCAGAACATTAGCATTCGTAACAATCGCATTTATGACTGCCGTGGCGGTGTAGGTGCAATTACGATCTTTTTGGGCATTCAAACTTACTCAACACCGCCCAACGGGTTTTTGGTCGAAGGCAACTACATCGACACGCCGAACCCACCGGGCGATAGCACCTACGGCATTTTCTTTGAGTTTGGCAATCCGTTTGCCTCGCCAACGCCGATTCCGCCAATCACGGAAGCAACGCACAACCTTGGCATTCGCATCCTTAACAACTACGTTAAGTTGCCCAACACTGGCCCCGGTCGCGCATTTACGGTATGGAACCTCAACGACACCATTATTGACGGCAATCAATTTGTCGGAGGATCGGCGTCACTAATCGGATTTCCTAACACCGCTGTCTTTGATCTTGCGCTGACCAACAACTCGTTCCGTAACGTCAACGGCACGGATGACTACGCGGTAAGCATCAACAACGGCCAGCGCCTTACCATTCAAGGCAACACCTTCACGGATTGCGGTGCAGTCTCCGGCGCGGCTCGAGGGGCTATTCAGTTCACCGGCAACGATATGCTGTTGAACAATACGTTTAGCAGCGGCGCAAACTGGACGACCGGCACCGGCTGGAGCATCGGCGCAGGCGTTGCGACCAAATCAGCGGGCACAGCCTCATCGCTCGCCCAGACGCTGACGATTGCAACGTCGCCGGGTGTTACGTACAAATTGACGTACACCATTACTCGCAGCGCCGGCACGATCACGCCGCGCTTCACAGGCGGCACTACGGTCACCGGAACGTCTCGCAATGCCTCCGGCACGTACACGGAGTATCTGACTGCGGTTGCTGGAAACGTCACGTTTGAACTGCTGGGTGACTCAGCATTTGCCGGCACGGTTGATGACGTGTACTTGGTGCGCGGCTGGTCAACGTATGTTGATATTCTTAAAAATACGTTCCTTTCGCCAAACGGCACGTTTACGCAACAAGCGATTCGTACCGCAGGCCACAGCTTTGACAGCGCCAGCAATCGGTTTATTAACAACACGTTGATTGCCGGAACTAATCAGTTTCTGGCAGACATCAACCTTAACAACAATCCGATTGGGCTGACCAACAACATCCCGAACCTTGGTATCGGCGCTGTTCCGGCAACGTATGCGCTGACCGTAGACACTGGGGCAGTCCCCGCCGCGTCGTTCAAAAGTAACGCCGGCAGCCCGCAGTCCATCGCAACCGATGGCACCGTCACGCAATATGTTGGTTATGCCGCCACTTCGTTTGCCTTTAACGGCACGCAATCCAATCATGCGTGGGCGCTGCTGACTAACAACACTTCACGGATTGAGGTCGGCTCGGCTGGCCGAGTGTTGATTAACAAGAATCTGACGTTCCCTGCCGGCACCACCACGATGACCGAAGGCTTCCCTAACATTCCTTCGGCGGCTGGCGCTCCGACTGGAACTCCGGCAGATCTGGTGACTGGCAATGCGCCAATGTACTTTGACAGCACCAACAACAAGATTTACGTCTACAAAACTGGAACCGGCTGGCTCTCAACCGCTGCGCTGACCTAAAGGTGCGACATGGTTAACTGGAATGTTGTTAGCGTAGATACGGCAAAGATAGGCGAATACCTCGATGCCATCACAATGGTTCGGTGGGTCTGCAAAGCCATCGACGGCGACAAAGTAGCGGTTTGGCCGGGAGCCACCGCCCTTGGCGCCCCGTCGGGAAACTTCACCCCGTACGACGAATTGACCGAAGAGGCCGTTTTGGGATTTTGCTTTGGTGACGGGCTGGAAAAGTCAGTTATTGAAGCCAAGGTCCAAGACGATCTTGAACGCGCACTTTCCGCTCCCGTCAG